GGGGACGCGGGGCCGGGCCGGCATAGGGGTTGCGGCCCGGCCCCACCGTCGCATGGGGCGGGCGCCCGGCCGGTTTCGGCTATGACGAACCACGGCCGACCGGACGCCCGTAGCAGCGTACGCCGCCCGAGGCTATCCCCGCAACCACGCGTCCGCCGGCGCGGCGGCGTCGGCTACGTCCCCCTGCCGGCCCGGCGTCAACACGCGGCCGGCGCCATCCTTGGCCGCCACGAGGTATGGCCGTTCCTTCGCCACCGCCGCGAGGCGGTCCGCTACGGCCGCCTCGCCATCGTCGCCGGCGAGAAGCTGCGCCAACGCGTCGGCCTCGTGGGCGGGTTCGCCGGCGTGGAACCCCGCCGCGAGCGCGAGGCGTTCCACCGTCGCGCGAGCGTTGCGGCGCTCCGCGGCCTCTAGCCGTTCTAGCCGTTCCTCGGCGGTGGCGGTGGCGGCCTCGGCGGCGGCGGCGGCGTCCTCGGCCCGTTTCTTCCATTCGTTCCGCTCGCGGCGGTACTTCGCCGCCTCGCCGCGGACCTTCGCCAGTTCGTCGCCGCCGACCGCGGCGGCCTCGGCGGCGGCGTCGGCCTCGGCCTCGGCCTCGTGGGCGGCGGCGCTCGCGGCGCTCGCGGCGGCCTCGGCGTCGGCGCCACCGGCCGCGCCGTTGGCGCCCGCGGCCTCGGCCGTGGCGCCCGGCTTGGTGGCGTCATTAGCTGCCATGCGTCAATCCTCCAACTCGGGAACTACTGAACACCTATCGCCGGCGTGGAATGGCACCGCATCCGCCGACCCGTACGTTTCTCCGGCCACCTCTACGCACCACTCGCACGCCGACCCGGACAGTTCCTTGCGGAACCGCATTCGCCGGCCGTGCGCCTCGGCGCCGGCGTCGAGGCCGAGGCGCGAGGCGGTGGACATATCGCCGAGTGCGAGCGTGGCGCCGTAGCCCGCGGCCACCGCTAGCGCCGTCGGGAACGCCGACCCCGCGGCTAGCTCGCGCCGGGCCCGTAGGATCGGCGAGGTTGCCGACGGCGTATCGGCCGTCACCAACGCGCCGCCGAGGACGCGGGCCGGGTCGGGATAGCCTCGGGCCGGGCCCCGGCCGATGAGCGCCGAGAGATATGCGCCGGCGAGGCGCGCCGCCGTCAACTGTCCGGCGGCCACGAGGCGCGCGTGTCGCACCCGGTAGGCGGCCTCGGCCTCATCGTCAACCGACGCAAGCGCCAGGATGAGCGCGTGGATATGGTCGGCGGTGCGCGCGGCGGCGTTGCGCTCAACCTCTACGTAACGGCGGGTGGCGCGGTCCGTCACGCCTCGACCGCCACCCGCACCGGCCATTCCTCTACGCCGAACTTGCATAGCCCCTGGCACCAATCCGGCGCATGGGCCGACCGGCGTTCCTGCCACGCCGCACGGCACGCCGCCTCGGCGGCCTCATCGGTGGCGTAAACGGCCTCGACCCATTCCACATCGCCGAACCACCCGACCACGAGGTAAACGTGTGTCACGGCGACCCGGCCGGGGTCGGCGGCACCGGCGGCGCGGCGAGCGCGGCGGCCTCGGCGAGTAGCGCATCGGCCGTGCGTTCGGTTTGGGCCCGCGCCACATCTTGCGGCGTGAAACCGGCCTGTTCCAGAATCATGCTGAACGGCAGGCCGATGCTATCCCACTTCACGGCGGCGTCGGCAATCTGCGCCGGCGGCCGGACGGACGTGTCCCGCCAAACCACTTGGCCGGCGCGGTCCTGCCAACCCTCGGCGTCGGCCATCCGGAGCGCCAACCGCGATACCGCTTCCCACGATTCGCCGAACCCGCGTTGCCTGTCGTGAACCTTGGCCGTTAGGCCACTCTCACTGGCGATGAGCGATTCCGCCGATGGCGGGTTCGCCAGGGTTTGCGACATTAGGTAATGGGCCGGCACGCGCGACACCGCGGCCAGTTCGGCAATCTGCGCATCGATGGCGCGTAGCCACTGGCCGAGGTCGTTACTGTCAAACGAACCGAACGCCGTATCGGGATTCTCGGAAACCCATAGCTGCGACGGCCCGGCTTTGAACGGTTGGCGCGCCGTGCCATCCTCATTGCGTTCTATCGGCAGGCCGGTAGCCCACCGCTGGCGGTGGGCCCCCTGTTCGGCGGCGCTCATCATATCCGCGCCGAGTTTGTCAATCCGACGCAATACGTGGATGAGGTCGGATAGCTCACTCCGGCCGCGCCCGGCTATCGGCCGATTCTCGAATGCCACCACCGGCACCACGCCGAGGGGGTTAGCCTCGACCACCACGCCGGCGCCGCCCGCCTCGACCGCGCCGCGCCACACACCAACCGTCGGCACCGCCTCGGAATCGTGGTCGTGGTGAACCGTCACGCGCATAGCCACGTCCGGCGTCACCAACTCCACGGCCACCGTCGGGCGGCCCGCCTCATCGGCGCCCGGAACCAACTTGATTGCCGCCTCGACCATCCGCGGGTTCCCGCGCATCGGGAGGTGCGCCACCTCTAGCGGCGACTCGGGCGTGATAACGGGCGTGGTCGGGTCCTCGGCATCCGGCGTCACACTGACGTATGACGTACCCACGATGAGCGCCACGGTATGTGTCTCGCGTTGGTCGGCGTCGATGCCGTTCGCCTGCAACATGCGCCACACGTTCGTTTCCACGGACCGATCGTGCGCCGAGGATTGGTAGCCCGAAACCTGTAGCCGCTCCGCGATGGTATCGATAATCAGGCGGGCCCACGCCGACCGGCTAATCTCGCGGAGTCGGGTTAGCGGCGAGTTCCACGCGTCGAGGACATAGACCGGCGGTGGCTGTTCGGCGAAGTACCACTGAAACATCGTCCGCGAGAGTTCCCGTTGCGCCGCGAGGCGCCCGAGTAGGCGGCCCACCAACGGCGTATAGGCCGTGGCGGCATCGGCCGGCGTGAGCGCCACGCCGGCAACCGGCGGCGGCGCGGCCGGTACTGTCAATTGGGTAGCCTCGGGTGGCAACGGCCCCTCCCTAGAATCCTGCCGTGGAATAGGTCGGCCGTTCCACCCGAACGGCATACGCATCGGCCCGCGCCTCATACGCGAGCACCGCCGCGACCGCGGCGTCTATCTTGTCCGGCGAACCGGGCCGAGTCTTAGTTAGCCAATACCCGCCGCGCACCTCGCGTGTCTGCGCCGCCAACACGTGACGCGTGAGCGTGGCGTCCCCGGTGTGCGGCAGGGACCCCGCCATCACATCGGTGCGGAACCGTTCGGTTGCCGCCATCATCCGCGAGCGGGAAGTGTGATAGCGATAGATAACGTCCCCGTACTCGCGGGCCCAATTGTCAATCTCGGTTTGCCATAGCGGCGGGTCGCAATAGGCGCGCACCACCCGATAGCGTTCCATCGCCGCCGCGAGCGTGGCATCCACATCGCCGGCGGGAACCTCCCACCCTTCGCCGTCCGACTCCCACACGCCGAGGGGTTCCACGAGGCCATCCGACACGCGACAGGCCACCAACGCCGTTGCATCGCCGTAGCGCGACCCGTCAAACCCGAGGGTGATTTCGTCGCCGGGGTCGAGGCGGTCGGACACCGCGCACCCGCGCCACGCGTCCCCCTGTAGCCACCACGCCTCGCCCGCCATCCACACACCGCACGCGAACCGGGCCCATTGCGCCGGCGTGGTCGATGGCGAATCGTGGCGCTCGCGCAACGCCTCGACCGTTTGCCACGAGGCCGGGTTCGCCAACTTCACCGTCGGCATATCGTCGCGGTCCTCATCGGGCCCTAGCGACCACTCATGCAACACGTAGGCGCCATCCGCCGACCGCGCATAGGTGTGCGCACCGGTGCGGCGCACCTCCGGCAACTGGCGGGCCGCCGCGCGCATCAGGCCGAGGGGGGAGGTTTCCGCATCGCCCGCCGTGCTAATGGCAACCATGCGCCCGTCGCGCGGCCCGAGGCCATCGCGGAACACGCCGTAGAGGCCGGCCGACCGGTGCCGGTGCAACTCATCCAATAGCGCGAGCGTGGGGATAACGCCGTCGGCCGTATCCACATCGGCGGCCATCACCCGCAAGCGGCCCGAGTCGCGCCGGCCGCGCAACTCGCGATAGCCGCGCCGCACATCGATGCGGTCCGCCAACCCCGGCGAGCGCCGCACGAACCCCGCCGCTTGGTCTAACAGGATCGTAGCTTGGTCGCGCGAGGCCGCCGCCAACACACACTCCGCGTCCGGAGTCACCAACACGTGAAACACGGCGAGCGCCGCCAATAGCGTAGTCTTGCCATTCTTCTTGGGAAGGATAATGAGCGTTTCAGTGGTGCCGGCGAAGTAGTCCGCGAGCGCAAGTAGCTGGAACCCCTCGACCACCAACGGCGCGCGCTGTTCTAACACCAACGCCGTAGCGAACCGCTGGAACGCCTCGACCGGCACCACCACCGGACGGCCCGCCGCCGCCTCGGCCCATAGCCTGTCAACCTCGGCGAACGCATCGCGGCCCCGCGCCAACGCCGGCGCCGGCTTAGGCCGACTCGCGCCACGGCCCCGCACCGGCACATAGCCCGGCGCCACCAACGGCGCCACGCCCGGCGCCACCGCGAGGTGCCGCGAGCGGTGCGCCGATTGCTTACAGGCCGGGCCGCAATAGCGCCGCGGACGGCCCACGCCCGACGGCGGCGGCAACACCTCGCCACACGCCACACACACTCTCGGCGGGGCCGACACGCTCATTGACTATCCCTCGCGCCGAGC